CGGCAATCCACTTCACATCAGGATTGCTCGTCGGCTGCTCTAACCGTGCTTTCTGGCCTCTCCGCGGCATCAATGACCACAAGATGCTGAATCGTCGGAAGAAAATGAACGTCCGCGTTGATCTTCTACCAGACTTCGCCGACGGCAAAGGCCGACTCGACCTCACCAAGCTTCCACCTGACGAGCCTGATCTTCTCGACTCATTCAATCATCTGAGCTTCACGCTCGTTGACTCACTGGCACCCGGCACCGTCCTAGCTGGCCCTCTCAATTTCCGGGCCTTCGTTGATTTGTGCCGTGCCATGAAACGCGAGCATGAGGCCAACCAGAATCATCTGCAGGAACGCACAGACGCTCTCCACAAAACACTCGTGGACGAATGTGACCAGTATGTCGCTGAACACCGCTTCATATCTGGCCTCAAACCAGCTGTACCTCCTGTGAATGGGCAATCCCAAATGCTCCGCAGCCTGTTTGGTCCGTCGCAAGTTCCATCTGCGATTCACCGCTCTCGTGCGATGAACGTCAACACAGCGACACTCGACGATCTTCACGCGCGCTCAGAAATACCTCAGTATTTCTACGACCACAAACACGAGAGCATCGAAGAAGCTCTGCGACGACAGCATACGCTATTAACATCAGCGTCCAATCCCTACCAAACACAATCCACGCAAACTCTTCCACCAGAGGTGCGGGAGCAACTGACACAAGTTGAGGAAGCTCTCGACGAAGACATGACTCGCGATCCGAGCTATTCGTCAAGACTACTCACCTTGCATCGACACAAGCGACTCTTCTATGGCATCCTCGGCACGCTCGGTGGCATCGCAACGTTCTTCATTGTGAAGAAGTTGCGTGGTGCCCGAGCTCGTGAGGAAATCATCAAACCCGCCATAGAAGGGGAAGCTCAAGGCCTCATCCCATCAGGTGCCGATCGCACTGCGAAAACGCGTAAACAACACCAGCGCGTTATCGCGGCTCGCCGCACCTTCGGGCGCGCCGTCGGACTTAAGCAGTCTGGCGTGCCCAAGGACGTCTCCGCTCAAGATCTCATCAGTGGGAAGCTCTTCAACAACCAAGTGCTTCTCACACGGTCTGACACCCGAACGTTCCTCAACGCAGTCTTCTATGAAGGCAAGCGTATGGTGGTGCCACGCCACTTCTTTCTCCAAACTGGAGACATGATGGCGCGAGGCACTCCATTCAGTGTGCGCACCAACACCGGCGCCAACTACGTGGAACTCTTCGAACCCGACAATCTCATCGTTTTCGAACTTCGTGACCTCTGTGTCTACGAGTGCAAACACACCCGCTCGTTTGACAAGATCACGAAACACTTCATCTCCGAGGACGATCTGATTCATCATACTCACACGCCTGCCGTGCATGTCATTACTCGCATGCTACCGTCTGGGGGTCTCCAAACCTTCCAGCGTTCTATCCCGAAAGCATCGCAAGTCCGCTATCGTCATTACAACGAAGACGACGGCTCCTGGACCGTGGAAGACGGACCTGGTCAAACCAGCGACTACTTCAACTACTGTCTAGATGACAAGCAACGGTTGGTCCACTATCTCGCTGAGACCTGGACCCACGACGTCGCTATGTACGATGGTGAATGTGGGGCTCCACTGGTTATCACCAACAGCCACGCCATTCGCAAGATCTGCGGCTTCCACGTCGCCGAGTGTGCCAAAAACCATTGGTACGCTTCCGAGATCTTCACTCAAGAACACCTTCTTGAGGCGAATGACACCCTCGACAGCTATGGGAACATCAACGTCATCGGATTCCCTTTACCCCCGAATGCGAAATCGCAAATCGCCTATCCCCTCTCGGATCTTCCTGGTGGGGACATCGAAATTATCGGCACCGTCGATCCCAAGTTTGGAAATTTTCCCCCTGCCAAGACTGACCTTTTCCCTTCTCCCCTATTTGGAAGAATTTGGCCCTCTCATAAAGAACCCGCTGTTCTCAGTCCTATGGACCCGCGCCTCACCTGTGAAGACAAGAACTTCATGGCGAGGTGCCAGGAAAAATTCACCCAACCCATTCCCCTCTTCGAACCCTACTACTGGGATTCGGTCACATCGGCTATGATCGATATCCTAGGCGCCTTCCGTCCTGTCGACGGAATACGCCGAGTGCTCACGCTTGAAGAAGCGGTCGCCGGACTTCCCGGACACGAGTACTTCGACTGCATTAATCCGCAGACGTCCCCTGGCTATCCCTATGCGAAACTCCGCCCTCCACACTCACCTGGCAAGTCTGCCTACGTGGAACGTGTGGACGATGTCCTCACCATCTCCAGTACTGAAACTGGACAGCTTCTTCGCCGCGACTGTCTCAACTACATCGCGCGAGCGAAACTCGGCAAGCGATCACCATCAGCTTGGTCCGATTGTCTCAAAGACGAGCTTCGTCCAGAATCGAAGATCCCCGACGGGAAGACACGCCTGTTCGTCATGTCCAACATGATGTACGTCATCTGCTTCAGGCAGTACTTCCTGTCATTCGTTGCGGCGCAATACAACTCACGCCACAAGTCTATGTCATCCATCGGCATCGATCCCCATTCTAAAGAATGGACGGCCCTCTTCAACGACTTGCTGTCCGTCTCTGACGTCGGATTCGACGCCGACTACAGCTGTTATGATGGCTCAGTAGGCCCGCAGGTCTACGATACCATGCTTCAAGCCATCAACGCCTGGTACGATGACGGCCGCGAGAACTCAACCGTTCGCGCTGTCCTCGTCGATGAAATGTGCCACGCTATGCACATCTATCGTAGCGCCGTGTATGGAACAACACACGGAAACCAGTCTGGCACTCCAGCCACAGTCATCGTCAACACCCTGGCGAACATGATGTATAATCTGTACGCTTGGTTCGCCTTGGTGCCACCACCACACAACACCGTGCAGAACTTCTTCAGCAACGTTAAAGCGAAGATCTACGGAGACGATGAAGTCATCGCCGTCTCTCGCGAGTATCTCCCCTGGTTCAATCTTACCAGGATTGCTGAACTTCTGCAACCACTGGGCATCACCATCACTAATGCCCAGAAGAGCGGAACGCTCCAGCCATTTCATCCCCTCCAGGAGCTCACCTTCCTGAAAAATGGCTTCCGCCGCGATCCAGATTCATCCAACTGGCTCGCGACAATGGACCTCTCCACCATCCACGACTCTCTCATCAACTGGATGCGCCGGACCGACCAAGTCGAGGAGCAACTACATGAAAATTGTAGGAGCTCCTTGCGCTTCGCGTGGTTCCATGGCCGGGAGTTCTTCGAGAACGACCGTAAACGCATCTACCAAGCCCTTGTCGACATCGATATGCCATGCCACACCTTACCAACGTGGCGTGAACTCTACCAAGCGTATCACAAGGGCACCGTCCGTTCAATGCCAGAGATCATTGGACTGATGCAGAGCTCTCATCTCTCATCCCGCAGTACAAACGGATTGAGTACACTGCACAGCGAGCACACGCACGCCCCTTCCCTTCCGATCTCCGTTGATCCTGGAACTTCTGTATCCGAGTACGCCCAAAATATGCTCGGCCCGTTAAACCAGATTTTCAACGAGACAACCGGAACGGTGCAAGGGAGTGCGCGCGGGCAGGGAGTTCCGATCTCCCCTGGCTCACACACCTCAGCTTATGCGTACCTCTGGCCTATCTTGTGGATATGGTTTATGTACATATGGCAGAACTGGGGTGCCCACACTCACTCAACCATGAATGGGCAACGCAATCCAAATGGAAAACCCTTATCCTACACAACCTGGACTGTCCCAACATGTGTTGTCCTGCTCCTACTGCTCGGCGCGTTTTCTACCGGCGTCGTCATTGCAGTGTGCAGGAAGCAACGATTCCACCTATCTCACCGACAAGTCATTGGACGTGCTCAAGTGGGTGGAGCTGCAACAGGCTCTGAAGGCGACCAATCAGCCATTGCCCTGTCCACCTTGTCGGGACATGGATCCGATCCCCCACCAGTCATCTCCGACACCAAAGATCTAAAAGCAGGTGTCGGACACACTGGAGAGCGCGATCCCATCGCTAGCATCGCTATGAACGTCGCTCCAATGCAACCACAATCTCCGAATGGA